AATGAAACGATCCCCAACAACAGATGGGAACCGCTATCTCCCTGGTGCTATTACGCACATTCCCTCATTAAGAGGGGATCCCATTTAAGGTCTAACCTAAAAAGGCTTAGACCACCTCGGCTTGATGTCGACGGCACGAGGACGTCCTGCACGTTCTAAGTGCCTCCTGTCGGCAGATGGCAAACTGCCGCGCTTAAGGAAGAACTTAAGTAAGGCGCCTGGACCATCCAATGGATCGGATGGTAGCCGAGACGATACCACATACCCCTTAACCAAAGGAGCATGCAAGTACTCGCATTCTCTCTCGGTTAAATAACCAAGAAAGGAGTTACGACCCAGTACTGAGGAACTAGGTTCGACGTACGGAAAGTACTTAAGTACTTTCAATATACGGGAATCTAGCCATTTTACCGCTCTCCACAAACCAGCAAAATAAAGCTGATTACGTAGAGAAACGATAGAAATGACCTCAGGAACGTGCTGCCGCGTGGAAGGGAATACCCGACGGACCTTGACAATTGAAACGTCATGGCCTTCGTAATACTCCTTACCGCAAGACTCCCTGAATTTTCCAATCCAGAAAGACTTGCTGGCTCCTACTTGAGCACCAAAATGCTCAAGAGAGTCAACGACGGCATGCACCATATCCGTGGGAACTATGATATCGTCCCCATAGATACGCACCGACCCAGCGTACCCGAGAATATCGGTACGACTGGCAAACCGGTGTCCAGTTGCCTTCTCAATCCCAAGAAAGACGAGAGTCAAAAAGACCATCGCCTCAATCGGAAAACAGAGGGCAGAACCCATAGACGCGAACTTGGCTAGGCGAATTACGCCATGGCCAGGTACGTCAGCCTTTCGAGAGCGACACGCTTCGATAGCCCCTTGCAAATAGGGATTATTTCGGAGCATCGCCCGAACTAGCTGATTGGAAACGCGATCGGATGCCTCGCTCAAATCGAGAGTGGCCAAGGACCCATTACGGGACCCTTGTTGAGCTAGGAGTTGGTTAGGCTCCTGGGACTCAAAACCGATAAAATCGGAGAGATAACTCCCTTCGATTCCTTGCACAAATTGCTCAAGAACTGCCTGTTGTGCGTACTGCATACAGGTTGGCTCGACAGCAATAATGCGTGGCGTTTTCATCGTTTTAGGAACGGTGATAACTTTAACAGGTATCTCCGAACCAGGTTCCGCGAAGTGAACATCGTCATACCCCTCTGCAAAATGTAGAGGGGAAGGGAAGAGGAAATCTCCAACATGGAAATACCTCTCCAGACGATCAGTCCAGGAGCGACAGTTATACTTAGCATTTCCTCTAAGTTTATCTGCCGTTGCTCCAGGACCGTGTTTAGGTACATGATCGCCATCGTAGATTGATTTCTCAACTTTGGCGAACAGAGAGCTAAACAGGATGGCAGACATTCGCCTAAAATCCTCCACATCGGAAGGATCACGGAGAGCGTCAGCCGTCTTCACTTCAGCGTCACATTGAACATAGCCATTCATAGCATCCAGGACCCTCGTATCGCTACAAGGCAACTGGATCTTGCTAAACAGCAACGTAAGTTGCCGTACAGCAAGAATTGCATCTATGTCTGGCTTGTCCAGTAGGACACCAGTGCTACGGTCAAACACAAGCTCGAGGAAACCCTGAAGAAAAACAGGGAGCCCTCCATGATGAAGGAAATGAAAACCTTCAAACATGTCGCGAGCTACAATCCCTTGGTCAAGGCTTTTTTGGAAGCCCTTTCCAAAGGATGGTAAGGTAATCGTCAGAAATGACATACCCTCGTGTTCAGACCGCCCTTGGACAGTTTTCATGTCCATGGTGGCGCTGGTGCAACATCTGATCGCAAAATCTTCTGCGATCATATTCCAGAGCATAATCAGGCTTTTCAAATACTCCTCCTTAATTAGGGGGTTGTATTTCCTTAGCCTGAGGAGCATCTGCGGCCTCACTTTTCAAAGCTACTACTAAAAGTGGCTGAGAATCGCGAGACCAATGGAAAGACCACCGAGAATAACGATAGCCAAGACGATAAGAATCGTCAAGGTACCGAAACTCATGGTGGAGTGTTGATGATTATGATCATAATCACCACGCTTCATGTCTAAATCACCCCCTTCGTATAGTTCATAGCGAACTATGCGTCCTGGGTGTTTTCCGGACCCTTGCCTATAGCGGCTTGGGTAGCTTTGACGTTCTTTTCGATCGTCTTCAGCTGTTTCCGGAGATCCGAAGCTTCTTTTTGGCCAGTCCCAGTCAATTAGGACTCGCTTCCAAGAAGCTTAACGAGATCAGCAGAGGAGGTTTCGCTGGCAGCTTCAAGCATACCAGCAACTACCGCCAATGCTTCTTCGTTAGAATACCCAACTAGCGGACGATCGATCACAATGTAACAAGACATTGAGACCGACGTATTGTTAGTGGGTATAAACGGATCAGACGTGATCTTTTCCACGTCGACCCGGTAGACGTGACGCTTACGCTTCGACTTCTCAGTCGAAATCGTAAGACGCGTCAGGCCATCAGCGGATTCGTAGATTGACTTATTCCCTGCCGCGCTTACGCGCGGGAGAGTCTTCGTCACTCCCGAAATTTTAACCGCTTGTGGATCGGCAAATGCCATCAGGCATGCTCCTATTCTGTGACCGGTAGGTCACTTAGTGGTTACAGTGAACTGTAGCTACAGTAAAGTGATTCCTACTGCAGCAGCTATGAGCACCTGGGTAGCTGACAAACTACCTGAGGATAGCCCAAATCCGAAGGGATTAGCCGGGCGCCTAGTTTTACTAGTATGAATGCTAGTCACACTAGGACCTCCCGCTATAGGGTGCGGCTCTAATAGACCCGTTCCTTTTAGGCTACAGTGTATAGTAGTGATGGATTCTTCCATCATATACCCGTAGCGCATAATCTGGCCTGCTAGCTCAAAGTTGGTGACATTATTAATAACGTCACCAGCATTAGTGAACCAGTCGACGGCCCAGCTCCATGGAGTAAGCTCCCAGACGATGTCTGGAGACAATTGGACGCCGTACAAATGTCCGGCTTCGGTACCAAATCCTAAGGCCCTACGCCAGCTGTCAGTCTGGCTAGGTAAACCATAGGTGAAGGCACCGACAAACCATTGTCTCGTCTCGACCTCAAGTGAGACGGACTTAACCACTGGTTCCTTGCCAAAACGACCGCTATTGACATTGCCAGATTCGGCATAGCCTAGCGATTGAAATGACGCGGAACTAGATTGTATGGGAAAATGAAACTCTCGACGAACGTTCCTGCCTTCATCTCGCTTATATTGTTTCATAAGCTCAGAATGCATGAACGCGGCATCCCTAACTTCCTTAATTTCGGAAACTAAGGGTAGCCAGCCAAACTCAGCGTTCAGGAACTCTCCTGAGGCTGCCTTGGCTTTCTCGGTACGGCGCTTCCAGGATTGTATACCTGGAAGAGACGGAAGACCCTCTTTAAGGCCTTCAGTCAAACCAGTACCAAGATTCGAGACCGGATTAACCGGTGAGCATTGGGATATGGCAGTCGCGCCCAATGGGTCAAGGTTCGACGTATCAGTCGACCTTGGTTTTGCCCATTGTTCGTTCCTACCAATACCTTCTAGCTCTAGTTTCGTGGGAAGTGGACAATAGACCGGACCGGCATAGCCTAATTCTCGGCTATTACCGCCGTTTTCTAAAACCACATTCACTGGAGAATTAATAATCTCTAGTTTATCCGTATAAAACGGACCCCCGCTCGTATAGTGATGATTTTGTTTACTATACGGGTGATTTTCCGAAACAGTAATCTGTTTCCCAGATTGTAAAATCTGAGTTCCAGCAGGTTCAGTCGTTTTCCCTTTATTCACACCTTTGCAGATAAAAATCCTGCCATAAGGTTTGAAGACGGGTAACGAACGTTCCCGCTTTCCCTCAGAACTGGACATACAATATGCTCCTTCTTTGGATATACCAAATAACTCATTACTGAGTTAGGTGGATAGTTGCACTGCGCGGGGGCCAT